TACGGGTACACATACCACGACTAGTGATGCTGACGATGCTAACCCGTTTGATGACAATACAAGTCCGGCAGTATATCCTTGGACTGGCGCAACTGGTACAACTACGGCATATGGTGAAGCAATGGGTGATGGAACTAATCCATTAAGCGCAATGGCTTTCACCATTGAAAAAACTTCTGTAACTGCTGTTACCAGAGCTCTCAAAGCAGAGTACTCAACAGAACTTGCTCAGGATCTAAAAGCCGTTCACGGTTTGGATGCTGAAACAGAACTGGCGAATATTCTTTCTACTGAGATTCTTTCTGAAATCAACAGAGAAGTTATTCGTACAATTTATCGAACAGCACTGCGTGGTGCAGCTGCTGAAACAACAACTGCTGGTGTTTTCGATCTTAATACTGACTCTAACGGTCGGTGGATGGTTGAAAAATTCAAAGGTCTAATGTATCAAGTAGAGAGAGAAGCAAATGCGATCTCTGTTTCTACTCGCCGAGGCAAAGGAAACTTCATCATTACAACTAATGATGTTGCTTCTGCACTTGCAATGGCTGGTATTTTGGATTATGCTCCGGCAATACAATCTAACGTCAATAATGACACACACGCTAACACAATGGTAGGAACAGTTAACGGAATGAAAGTTTTCGTTGATCCTTACTATCTTGCTTCTGGTCAATCAGAGCATATGTTATGTGTGGGTTATAAGGGATCTAGTCCTTATGATGCTGGATTATTTTACTGTCCATACGTTCCATTACAAATGGTTCGTGCTATGGGCGAGAACACTTTCCAACCCAAAATCGCGTTCAAAACTCGATATGGTATGGTTGCGAATCCGTTCTCTGCTGCTACACCAAGCACATCGACGGTAAATAACAACAGTTACTATCGTAAAGTTAAAGTTATTAACTTGATGTAATTTAGTAGTTTACTTAAAATGGGGGGATGGGGACTTGTCCCTGTCCCTCTTTTTTTATTTGGAGAACGCTATGAAAAAAATATTGTTTACATTTCTTTTTTTACTGGTTGCATTTCCAGTATATGCATATGAGTTGTTGATGTTCAGTAATCCACATTGTAGTTACTGTAAAGCTTTTCTTAATGATGTTGCACCAACATATGATAATACAGAATATTCTAAAATACTTCCTCTTAAAGTAATTCAAATTAATCAAGAAATGCCTGAATGGGTTGGTCGTGCATTTGAAGATAAAAGATTAAAACCTATTGTTGCAACACCAACATTTGTTATATGGGATAACAAAGAAATTGCTCGCCTTGAAGGTTATGGTGGTAAAGAAGTATTCTATGAAATGTTAGGTAGTTTTATCCAATCAAATGCAAAAGATTTTGATGCACCACATAAAACACCAAAGGCTCCTGAAGGTGTTATTAACTCAAGAGATATTTTTGCACATACATACAAGACACCAGCTGAAGCACTTAAAGCATCAGAATGGTTGGGCTGTAATGGTAATATTCATTTTCACAAACACGAGAATGTTTGGATGCCTTGTTCAATGAATTGATATGCATGAATACAAAACTAAGATAAAAAGATTTGTAGATGGTGATACTGTAGATGTTGATATTGATTTAGGATTTGGTATTGTATTGGTGAAACAACGAATACGATTGTATGGTATTGATACTCCTGAATCCCGCACTAGAGATAAAGAAGAAAAATTTTATGGTAAACTAGCTGGACAATTTCTGAAAGATCAATGCAAGAAAGGTTCATGTATTACTTTAAGAACTCACTTGGATAAGAAGGGAAAGTTTGGTAGAATACTCGGAGAGATTATTGTTGATGGTGTGAATATTAACCAGCTGATGGTTGAACAACATATGGCCGTTGAGTATCATGGACAGTCTAAAACTGATATACACAAGGAACATATGTTTAATCGTCAAGAATTGAATAGAGCTGGTATCAAGTATTCTTAACTTTTTCCTTGTATTGGGGATTTCTTTATGTTATTATTCTTATGTCGTGCTTGGTTCAAGTAGTATAAATACTATACAGGATCTAAAGATTCTGTTTTTGAATATATGGTGTAGATGATAATTACTATAATCTCACGATAGCTTATCATCTACACCGACTCAAAAATGGAGAAATAAAATGGATAAAGAAAAGTTAAAAGAAGCTATGAAATGGTATAAACGAAAGATAGCAATAATTTTGGGTATAAATATAGATGATATAAAAGAAGAAGATATTGAAAATGTCGAGATGCTTACAGAGAATAAATAAATGAGTAAACTTACAGAGTCACAACCAACGAATTTAAATCAGTTAAATGTTAATAGCTTTGACTTATCGTTTTCAAGATTACCGGGAGTACAATTTTTTTGCCAGAGAATTGCATTACCAACTGTTGTTCTAGGTGAAACAGTAGAAGCTAGTCCATATATGAATAATCCACTTGAAGGAGATACTCTTACATTTGAAGCATTATCTTTAAGTTTTATCTTAGACGAAGATATACAAAATTATTTAGAGATATATAATTGGATGACGGCACTTGGTTTTCCAAGAGAATATGCACAATTTGCTCAACTAAAAAGACCACCCGACCCCTCAACAAATACAAATTCTGATAGCTTGTATTCGGATTTGACTATTGTGTTACATACAAATAAATCTAATCCAAATTATACAGTATCATTTGGTGATGTTTTTCCCACCTCTCTTAGTTCAATACAATTTGAGGCTTCTAATACTGGTATGGAGCCTATACTTGTAGATGCTACGTTCAATTTCAGAGGACAGTTTGATATTAATAAAGTAGTGTTATAAGTTCTTCCTTGTATTTCTATTTCTATTATGTTATTATAGTTACATGAAAATTGATGATATAAAAATCCAATTAGAAAAAGATAAAAAGATTGACCAAACTCAACTGGATGTTGAGTCGCTCAAGATTCCTGAACAAGCAGTCAAGTATCAACAAATGGCACATGACGAAGCTTTGCGTTTACGATTTCTTGAGAAAGAATATAATGTTGCCAGATTTAATCGTTGGACATATTATATGGGAAAGGCAGACCCAACTGTATATGATAAAGAACCATTTGACCACAAAGTTTTAAAAGCAGATATTAATATATATCTTGATTCTGATCTTATATTAAATGAAGTTCGTGATAGAATCATAGCACAAACAGAGAAACTTAAATTGGTAGTAGAAGCTGGAAAAGTAATGCAGAATAAATCTTTTAATATAAAGAACGCACTTGAACACCAGAAGTTTATGGGTGGTGCTTTTTAATTATGATAACTGTTGGAAAACAGAATGAAACATTTTTAATGATTTCCTGTGAAAGACACGTTGCTCAAGAACTGAATGAGTTTTTCTCATTTCAAGTCCCAGGCTTTCAATTCATGCCTCAATATCGTAACAAGATATGGGACGGCAAGATTCGTTTATTCAATATTAAAACGCAACAACTTTATACTGGTCTATACGATCATCTTATGAAGTTTGCTATGCAACGACATTATCCAGTTAAGAGTGATGTTGTTAGTGTTACATCTGGTTTGTCTGATGAGAACATCAACGACTTCTTTAAGGCACTTAATCTTCATTGTAAGAATAAGCCGATCATACCTAGAGATTATCAGATAAAATCATTTACTCATTGTGTAAAGAAAGAGAGAGCTCTTTTGCTTTCACCAACATCTTCTGGAAAGAGTCTGGTTATATACTCTTTAATAAGATGGCATCAGAATTTTTTGGATGAGGGACAGGGTGAGAAACATGATAAGATGTTGATACTTGTGCCAACAACTAATCTGGTGACACAGATGTATAATGATTTTAAAGATTATTCATCACATGATAAGTGGGATGTTGAACAACAATGTCACATGATCTATTCTGGTAGAGATAAGAAAACAGATAAACAGATTGTAATTTCTACATGGCAATCATTGTTTAGATTACCAACTCCATACTTCAAACAATTCGGTATGGTAGTTGGTGACGAAGCACATCTATGTAATGCGACATCATTGAAAGGCATACTTGAAAAGATGGTGAGTTGTCGATATAGATTTGGAACTACTGGAACATTGACTGAATCAAAGACACATCAATTCGTATTAGAAGGATTGTTTGGCCAAGTCTATAAGGCTGTAACATCTAAACAGTTGATGAAAGACAAACATATATCTGAATTAAAAATACAATGCGTATTATTACAATATCCAGAAGCTGAAAGAGATTCGCAAAAGAAATCTACATATAAAGAAGAAATAGATTTCATTGTATCACATACAAAACGAAATAACTTTATATGTAATCTTGCTTTAGATCAAACAGGCAATACTTTGATTCTCTTTAATTATGTAGAGAAGCACGGTAAAGTATTAAAGAAGCTAATGGAAAGTAAGACTAAAGAAAGAGATGTATTTTTTATAGCTGGTGAAACTGATGTGGAAGAACGAGAATCAATTCGTGCTATCACAGAGAAATGTAAAGATGCAGTTATCATAGCATCATCTGGTGTTCTATCAACGGGTGTTAATATAAAGAATTTGCAATCATTA